ATATTTCTTTTTCTTTTTTACTCTTTTTTCTTTTTCTTTCAGTATGTATATATCTAGAAGCAAGTTAAATAAAAATAGTAAGAATAATATTATAGTTACTCAATCTACAGGTGTCGTTGCGAAGCAAAAGACACTAGACCTAGGAGCACCGAAGGTGCGGGGCGGTCATGAGCCCTTGTAACTAGAGAGATTAGAAATCCCGCAAGAAGTAAAATCCTACTAACTTAGTCAACAATGTAAACAAAGTAACTAAAAAGAAAATCGGGTTAGATAATATTATTTTAATCAGATTAAGAGTGCTTTAGATAAATCTATCCAGATGTTATAACCATCCACGGATAACAAAATCGCCGCAAAACAATCACACAATAATGCTTACTAAGAAGGTAATTACTAATAGAGGGAATAACAATGCTTGGTAGTACTACTACACAGAGTAGGCAATGGTCACTGAGAGTGGTGGATAACTAAAACCCTTACTACTATTGGCTTTGGTGAATATTGATTGCCGAGTCATCTCACATATTGGGATAGGGGAATGCTTTCCTTACTGTAGGGTAGTAATTAAAGTTAAACCCTGTAATTGCTATCGGATTAGTCAACAATTAAACCCTACCTACTTAGTCAGGAATTGATTCAATAATATTCCAAAGATTTCCTGTGTTTTTACTAGCAATGCCTTACTATTACTGCTATAATAGATTCATAGCAAGTACGAATGCTTTTCTTTAGGGATTGGGGTTAAGTCATTCGGGAGGGTACTTGCTTACCACCACGGTAGTGGGGTGTGGGCTTCCTCCCTCTGGTCCTTTTGCTAACTCATTCCAGAGGTTCTTTCCCCGCCCCATTATCGGTGGTTATGGTTCTCGGTCAAGTGACCAAGACGGGCATGGCAACATGCTTGACAACTTAAATAAAACAATTATAGTATTGGGTGCTTAACCTGGGGCTGCAATTGTCTTCGTGCAAAGGAGTGGGGGTTAGGGTGCTTACCTTAGCCCTTGCTTCTATTATCGGATAAATTAAACGGAGGAACAACATGGCAGATGAAACGCCGCAAATAACAATTACCCTAGATGACGGCAACATCAAATGGGAATCAAACATGCCAATGGCAACAATGCTCTATTGCCTAGAGGTAGTAAAGCACCTAGCACTACAACAGTCTTTAACCAATGAGTGAGATGCATGGTCCAGCATTACCCTGGCACCTACTTACACATGACCATGTAGACGATGCTGTAGCAGCCACAAGACTAGAGGTCTGTGAGTCCTGCGAGCACTACATGATTACCAAGCAATGTTCCAAGTGTTTTTGCTTTATGCCCGCCAAAGTCAAACTACCTCATGCATTCTGTCCTATTGACAAATGGAAGTAGTTCTTTAATTTAACTACTGCGTTCCCCTAAAGGGTTAATCATTCTCATTGATTCTCATTATCATCACTGTGAGTGGCGGCTTAACTACAAGACGGATTAGATTGGTCGCCCGCAAAGAACAAGGACTATTGCTTACTAGGTATAGAGAGTAGACATAAGCACTAATGCATAGTAGGGATGCAATGCCATACCCAATACCCAATGCCATACCAGTCAGTCAGTACCAGTCAGTACTAGCCAGTAAGTAAGGGGGTACCCCCCAGTCCCCTACCCCCACCTATATAATTAGATACTATACCTACCCATGGCGATACAGATTATTCAAAAACCCTATTGTTACTATTCATTGCTATCATCATCAATCACTCATCATATTATTTTCTACACCCCCCACCCCCTTTTCAAAGATACTGTCAACATAAAAATAATTCGTAATCCCCGAAATGTAATGGTCTTGCCTAATAGTAGGGATAATCACAATTTCACCATACGAAGGAAGCATTGGATAAATTTATGGCAAAAGAAGCACGCATGATGCTCACAAGGCAACAAGAAGAATACTTGGAGTGGCTAATCACCCCCAAGGAATCCCGCAACCCCAATACCAAGAAGGCATGGGCAGAAGACCATGGTATTCACTTTAATACTCTGCAGGTATGGGAAAAGCGTAAAGATTTCAAAGAAAGATGGGAGTTGGCTGTCAAGGGGCTTACCCAGTCTCCAGAACGCTCACAAGCCCTCCTAGATGCCTTATATGTCAAAGGAATAGCAGGTGATGTTCGTAGTGCCGAGTTGTATTTGAAAGCCACTGGTCAGATGGCGAGCCAGCAGAACATTAATATTAAGACTGAAACTTCAGTAAAAGAATTAACCGATGAAGAACTTCAAACTCTTATTGTTGAAATGAGTAAAAATAAGATTAACTCAAAGCCCATTCCTGATATTGAAGTAGAGGAAGAAGAAGTATGAGAGTAGGATGGGCAGCACCAGGGTCTAACACTTATGAGGGCAGAAATGCCAATTTGCATGTTCAGATTATGAACACTCTGAAGGCTCAGTTACAAAAAGAATCAAATGCCCTTCAACTAGACCACCAGCAAGAAGATGCCGTAGATGGGGGACATGCTCCCTCTCTTCAATTTCACTATTTGCTGGATTCTAAATTAAATGACAACAAGGCGACCTTAACTGGTCCTACTTATATTTTTGACTCAAACCAAGGGGCTGCGGGAACTGCTACATGGCTGTTTCCTTGGAGACCATAAAGAACTAATAGGAGAATTTTACAATGGCAGTTTTATTGCAGATTAGACGAGATACCGCAGCCAACTGGACTGCTGCTAACCCTGTGTTGCTCGCAGGTGAAATGGCACTGGAGTCAGATACAAATAAAATAAAAATCGGAGATGGGACAACAGCGTGGAACTCGTTGCCCTACTTCACGGTAGGTGCTACAGGTCCAACAGGACCAACTGGCTACACGGGTCCGACTGGTCCAACAGGCGATACTGGTCCTACGGGATGGACAGGTCCCACAGGATGGACGGGACCAACAGGGTGGACAGGTCCTACAGGAGATACTGGTCCGATAGGTTCAACTGGTCCACAAGGAATTCAAGGCGATACTGGTCCCACTGGTTCACAGGGCATTCAAGGTCCGACAGGAGAAACAGGACCAACGGGTCCACAAGGAGTAACTGGTCCACAAGGCGACACAGGTCCGACAGGCTGGACTGGACCCATTGGTGATACTGGCCCAACAGGTGCTGCATCTACTGTCACTGGTCCAACTGGACCGACAGGATGGACTGGACCGATTGGCGACACAGGACCTACTGGTGCTGCATCCACGGTAACGGGACCAACGGGTCCGACAGGACCACAAGGGCAATCATCTTCTTTTTATGATTATAGTATTAAGACAACTTCTACATCAGGAGACCCTGGCAACGGAAGTATCACTTACAACACTGCTAACCAATTATTGGCAACACAGTTGCAAGTTGACCACATTGACATTGATGGTTATGACATCCATCTTTTCTTATTGTTGCTTAGTGCTGGCGACCACATAACTATTCAAGATTCTGGTAACTCTAACAACTTCCAAATATTTGATGTTACTGGTGCAGTAGTTGACCAAGGTGGTTGGGTTGAGATTCCAGTTACATTGGATTCATCTGGTGGTACTGGTACTACTGGCTTTGCAAACAATGCCAATGTTTTGTTTGTCACCATCAATGTTGGCGACCAAGGTCCAACAGGACCAACTGGTGCGACTGGTGCAACGGGTGCTACTGGTCCTACAGGAGATACTGGACCATCGGTAACAGGACCCATGGGACCTACTGGTGACACTGGACCAATCGGACCAACTGGACCTACAGGTGATACTGGACCATCAGTAACAGGACCTACGGGATGGACAGGACCTATAGGACCTACTGGACCAACAGGTTCATGGGCACTTGCTCAAAACCTTCTTGTTATTCCAGCAAGCACTACTCTTGCGCCTAGCAGTGCAGGAGTTTTTCACAGAATAAACAACAACGCAACAATTACTATTGATGCAACAACAGCATTTGCTGCTGGTCAATCAGCGGACTTTGTAAGAGAAGCAGGTGCAGTTGTTTTTGCAGCAGGTGCTGGCGTGACAATTTCTGCAACGCCTGGGCTTAATATGAGAGCAATATCTTCAGTGGCAACTCTGACATGTTTAGCAACAAATGTATATGTACTATTCGGGGACTTAGCGTGATATGGCAGTACACAGAGGGTCTAGTAACCCAAAACTCGCACCAACAGTAGTTCCCCAAGCAGCAACAAATGTAAACCAAGAAAGGGCTACATTCAGTGCTTATGTAACTGCAAACAAGTACGACACAACTGTTTATTTTGATTATTCAACAAGCCCTACATTCAGTTCATATTCAACAGTTGTTCACTGGGTAACAGTAACTGCGGGTCCTTACTTTGCTTACTACAATGCCTCTGGTTTGACCCCCAATACGACCTACTATTACCGTTGTCGTGCTATAAATGCTATCGGAACAACAATTGGTCAAACCTTTCAGTTTCTTACTTGGTCGTTGAAAACTTATTTAAATTCAACTGCTGGTGCTTTCAGCGTTTCAATTCCATCAATTACTCCATATTTAGATTCTCCTATTGCCCCAGTCATCTACGAAATACTTCTTTATGGAGGAGGCGGTGGTGCAAACTATGGCGGTGGAGGAGGCGGAGGATATCGTCTTTCTGCTAGTCATACATCATCTTCAACTGGAACACAAACTGTTTCCGGAAGCGTAGGAGGTGGTGGTGCTGCTGGCAACGGTGGAGGAGGAACTGGTTCTGCAACAAGCGGTGGTTCTACAACTTTAACTGTTGGTTCTACAACATGGACTGCTGGAGGAGGTGGCGCAGGAGAACACCCAGGAACTTGTGGTTTACCATTTGGTAGAGGTGGTGCTGTTGGCACTGGAAATAATCCAGCATATATTGGTGGTTTAAACACATATGGTTTCTACACAATCGTCAGTTATACCTGCAACTGTTTTGACAAATTAGGAAACTGTTGTGGAACAGTACCGAACTATGGATATGACTGTGGATACTACGCATGTGGTGGAGGCGGTGGAACAGACGCTAACGGAACAAATGCTTACACTCAAGATACAAACTCGCACAATGGTGGAAACGGTGGTGCAGGTGGTGGAGCATATGGACTCAACGGCGGTAGCGGTGGAGGCGGTTATGGAACACAAAACAATGGTTCTCAAGGAAGCGTTGTTGCTGGAGGAACTGCTGTAGGTAGAGGCGGTTCACAGTTTGGAGCAGGTACTGCTGGTGGTATCACATTTAAATACTATGGACCATAACGAAGGATAAATATGGAAGACTTTACATTAGAAAAAATAAAAGACTACAAGATGTTTTATATCTTGAAGAATATTAAATCAACATCACGAGTAATTGTTTTGTCGCACAGACAAACACACACAAATGCTGTAGTTGAAAAAGATAAATATGATTTGTTTAGAGTTGGTGTTGACCAAGTACTTGTTGCATTTAAGAGTATCTACCAGCATATTGGTAAGTACAACTATGTAGCATCAAATGGTTTGGAAGAAGAGAACATTCTTCTTAATCCATATGAGCGTATTGCCGATTACTACACAACTGATAGAGATGATGAAGAGTCTGGCGCATTTGTTTTTCTTAACTCATGCCATACAACATTAGAAGGACAGGACTGGCGTTGCGATAACTCTCTTTATGGTCCTCGTGGATTTTTTCCTGTTGGACAAGAAGAAGGAATACTTATTGATGGCATAAACAACATCAAGGTCTATGAGCCAGTATTAAGCGTAAATGGTATTGCTCATCTTGTTTACTTTAAACATGGCGGTGACGACACTGCAATTAGATTTAGTTACATCAACAATGCAGAACTTCCACAGTCAGCAGAGACACTGCCAGAAATAATTAAGTTGATTCTTGAGTGGTCAGCAGTTGCTGTTCCACCGTTTGAAAACAGAGAAGACATCGCAACAAAAGCAAAACACTTTGTTGATAAGTTCGGCATCACAGAAAGTTCTGTTGCTAGTCAGCCAGACATGCAAGTTGCAAAGTTTTTAAAGGGAGACACCTCTGCAAGAACTCGCACTAATGGAATATTCCCAATGTCAGATGAACTGAATGAATTTATTCAGACCCGTCTTCCATACATGACATTTAGTAAACTCGCACAATTAAATCCTGGTTTATTTAATCTTGAACAAGTTGTAATTGCAGAAAAAGAATTTGTTAAAGAAGAATGGGAATCGTCTTTAGAGAAGTATGGCGTAATTGGTAATCAAGAGTTTGGAGATGTTGCGGCAGTATCCAAATTCTTAGAGGAAGAAATGCCAGACGCTGCAGATTTCTTAGGATTACTTTTTAGGCTCATCAACAAGAAGAAGGAATTGTTGGAGGGCATTGCATAATGCAGTTAGAAGAATTAGTAAACGAATATAACTTTAGAAAATGTCGTGGACCAGAAAACGCAACGGATGAACAACTGCTTGAAGCGTTTGTCTTTTTCTGCAATAACTACGCATACATCAAGCATCCAAATCAGGGTAGGATTCAATTTATTTTGCGAGAGGCTCAGGTTGAAACTGCCAAAGCATGGATTGAAAAGCGCTACACAATAGTTCTTAAATCTCGTCAGATTGGTTTCTCCACTCTCGCTGCCGCATACGCATTTTGGCTGACATTCTTTCAGCCTGACCGTTTTGTAGTCATGCTTTCAAAGACCGAGCGTGAGGCAACTAAGTTGCTTGGTAAAACCAAATATATCTACAAGTTCTTGCCTGATTGGTTAAAGGCAGCAGGTCCAGAATTAATACAAAACAATGTTCTTAAAATGGTGTTTGATAATGAATCGGTTATTGAATCATTGCCATCAGCAAATGAGCCTGCTCGTGGTGAATCCGTTTATCTAGCCATCATTGACGAAATGGCATTCTTGCCTAACCCAGAAGAGGCATGGGCATCTATTGAACCTATTGCCGATGTTGGTGGTCGTGTTATTTGTCTATCCACGGCTAAAGGCGAAGGCAACATCTTCTTTAATCTTTGGCATGGGTCACAGACTGGCACCAACCGTTTCTATGGAATCTTCTATCCTTGGTCAGCAAACACAGACCGTGATGAGTCTTGGTATGAAAAGCAGAAGGCTGAACTTCCAACATGGCAGTTGCATCAGGAATACCCATCAAATCCAGAAGAAGCATTCATTCGTTCTGGTCGCCCTGTCTTTGATATTGATTCTTTAAATCGCCAAGATACGGAAAAGCCCAAGAGTGGTTTCTTAAAGAAACTTGACGAATCAGTAAACTCATGGATATTTGAATCCTCTGGCGGACCACTGTCTATTTGGGGACAACCACAATATGGGGCTACCTATTGCATCGGAGCCGATGTCGCTGAAGGTCTAGCCCGTGGTGACTATTCTTCTGCCCATGTCATTGATGCCAAATCTGGGCTGGTTGTAGCAACATGGCATGGACATGTGGACCCCGACAAGTTTGGTGAAGAAATATTACTACCTTTGGGGTATTTCTATAATATGGCACTTATTGGTGTTGAGTCCAACAACCACGGATTGACCACTCTAACGGCGCTGAATAAATTAAAATACCCAAACATCTATAGACAGCGCAGGCTTAATCAAAGACATGCTGAAGCCTCTGAGACGCTTGGTTGGCGCACAACCACACTGTCTAAGCCATTAGCAATAGATGAACTAAATGCCAGTCTCCGTGACGGTGACCTTGAACTGCGTTGCGAGTACACCATTGCCGAGTTAAAGACCTTTGTTCGTGATGATAATGGCTCTACCCATGGTTCACCCCATGATGACAGGGTTATGTCGCTTGCAATAGCAAGACAAATGCTTAAATTTGTTTGGTTAGCCGAATACAAGATTTCTGATGAAAAGCCTTGGGGCACATTGGATTGGTGGGCAGGCAAGGTTCCAAAGGCAACCCCCGAAAGAGAACGATTCTTCATCGGGGAATTTAACACATATTAATATCAATCGCCCCATAAAAAATCAAAACTTGGGGCAAT